ATGGGGAGCCATACTCGGAACGTGCTGACTGTGAAGGGAATCGCGGCGAGCAAATCTAAGAAATTGCGCGACGGTGGCGGGCTCTGGCTCGTTCAAAAAGGCGATGGTCGGTATTGGATCTTCTCATACACGCTCGCCGGTCGTCGTCGCGAGATGGGTATCGGCCCGCTTCATTCGGTCGGCCTTGCTGAGGCGCGCGAACGGGCCGCCAAGGCAAGGGAGATGGTCAAGGAAGGTAAAGACCCGATCCGTGACAAACGCCAGGCACTCGCCGAGCAGCCGAAGCCAAAGACATTCGGCGAGTACGCTGACAGCTTCATTGACGCAGCGGTGAAGGCTGGCCGCTGGCGAGGCGCGAAGACCGAAGCGCGATGGCGCAATCTGCTGGAAAATCACGCGAAGCCGATCCGTCACCGACCGATAGCGGACATAGACATTGACGACGTGAAGACTGCGCTGAAGCCGCTTTGGTGCATCAAGCAGGAAAGCGCCGAAAAGCTAAGGGAGTGCATCGAGCGGGTGCTGGATGCGGCCAAGGTGGAGAAGCTGCGGACGGGCGACAATCCGGCTGCATGGAAAGGCAACCTTGAGCATGTGCTGCACAAGCCGGCCAAGGTGGAGGGCGAGGGGCACCATGCAGCTATGCCGCACGACCAGATCAGTGACTTCATGAAGTCACTGGCCAGTGTCCAAGGCGTGTCGGCTCGCTGCCTTGAATTCGCGATACTCACAGCGGCCCGCGGCGGCGAGGCGAGGGGAGCGGTTTGGGCAGAATTCGACATGAAGGCGAAAGTCTGGACCGTTCCAGCCGCAAGGATGAAGACAGGCAAGACGCATCGCGTGCCGCTATCCAAACCCGCGATTGCGCTCTTGGAGCGCATGAAGGCGCAGTCTGTTAGCGAGTACGTTTTCCCGAGCGTCCGCAGCGGCAAGCCGTTGTCGGATATGTCTCTGGCGAAGGCGCTCACGACGGCGGGCGGGGGCGCCTATACTCCGCACGGGTTCCGCTCAACGTTCCGCGATTGGGCAACAGACGTCGCGCACGCGCCGCGAGAGATTGCAGAGGCGGCCTTGTCTCATGCCGTTGGTGATGCGGTGGAAAGAAGCTATGCGCGCTCAGATGCGTTGCAACGGCGCCACACTTTGATGGAGGAGTGGGGTAGATACTGTTTCGGCTAAGGCAACCAAAGCGGCCGCGTTGACAACGGGCAATGTAACCGCCATCAATAACTACACCGGCGGAATAATTCACCGTCTGGATAGCATCGGTTACAAACCCCTGTCAACACCTATTGGAGGAAAAAATGAAATCAGACAACGATAATACCCCCGCACTCATTTCGCTAAACGACGCATGCCGCATGACGTCCATGTCTCGCACCATGCTGAACCGTTACCGCGCGGAAGGGCGGTTCCCTGTTGCCGTTGATCTCGGCGATCGTCGCATTGCCTTCGTGCGGGAGGAAGTTACCGCCTGGATTGCCGCGAAGATTTCGGCGCGGCAGGTGGCGGCATGAGCTCGGAGACGGATCAACCTAACGACATTCTGGATCTGGTAGACGCTGCAACTAGAGCGTTCCGAGGAGCAGCTTCGGTTGAGGATACAGCAGTCGGATGGGACTACTTCTCCCGCGTTGAAAGCTATGTTGAGATGACATGGCCGAATGACAAGGATCTTTTGGATGTTCTTTATCAAGCGAAAAGGTACTTAAGTCAGTTCACGCTGGATCTGCGAAACGGAGTGCCGTCTCCGTTCAACGGATGGGCTTCCACCATGGGTCGCCTTAGGGCCATGGTGGATACTCCATATGGCCTGGACGGCTACCCCAAATAACCCCACCACCAAAAGGAAACCCAGATGAAAATTCTCTCAATCCGCCCTTGTGACGAGGGCGGAAACACACTCGCATTGTTTGATGCGCAGTTGTCCGACGATATCCGAATGTTCGGGCTGAAGCTGGTGAAGACACCGCGCGGCCCGCGTGTTTATGCGCCATCCACGCGCGCCAGCAACGTTGCCACCTTTGCACCAGATTTTGCCGCAGCCCTAGCTCGCGCCGCTCAGGCAGCACTTTACGGAGAAGCCGAACACAATGTCAGCACTTGCAAAGCAGCCTGATGCTTCACCATTGCAGCCGGGTGACGAAGTTACCCATGAGACATTCGGCCCCGCCACAGTCGAGCGCGCCGGTTCATTCACCTCTCTAATTGTGACGGTCGGCGGCACAAAGGAAATTGTTGCCAACAGCGGGCTGAAGGTCGTCAAACTGAAGGCGGCAAACGACAACACGCGGGCCGCCGACACATTTCCCTTGGTTAATCCGGCGCAATGGCATGGCCAGCCAATCCCGCCGCGGCAGTGGTTTATCGAGGATCTTATCCCGATGGGCCAGGTCACCTTACTTTCGGGGGACGGTGGTGTCGGCAAGTCGCTGCTGGCGCTTCAACTTGCAGCAGCCGCGGCCATGTCGCTGGACACCTTAAATCTTGAACCGTGGGCAGGTCGCGCCTTGTATGTCGGCGCTGAAGACGATCAGGACGAGTTCCTGCGGCGCCTGGCCGACATCACCAAGGCGCACGGCAAGGATCTGGACCATTTGCTTTTGCTGCGGCTGGTTCCGCTTGCCGAGCGGGACGCGCTGCTCTCCGTTCCCAACAAAAGTGGCACGATGGAGCCGACTCCTCTTTGGCGCGGCATCGCTTCCTTTGCGGCGGAATTCACGCCGCGTCTTATCGTGTTGGATACGAGCGCGGATTTGTTTGGCGGCGACGAGATCAAGCGCGCGCAGGTCCGCCAATTCATCGCAATGCTTCGCAAGCTTGCCATTGAGCTGCAGTGCGCCATCGTTCTGCTGTCACACCCATCGGTACAGGGAATGCAGACCGGCACCGGCATTTCCGGGTCCACCGGCTGGTCCAATAGCGTTCGTTCGCGGCTGTATCTGACGCGGGACAAGGACGACGCCGACTTGCGAATTCTGAAGGTTATGAAATCGAACTATGGCGAAGCCGGCAAGGAGCTTCGACTACGCTGGAAGGATGGTGCTTTTGTCCTAGACGATGGCAAGCCGAACGTTGGATCAATGCTATTGGCTGCAAAGGCCGACCGCGTTTTTATTGAAACGCTCGCAAAGCTATTTCAGCAAGGCCAGAAGCTGAGCCCTAGCCCATCAGCAACTTATGCACCGAAGCTCATCGCCGCGCACCCCGATGGCGCTGGAATATCGAAAAAGGAACTGGTGGCGGCACAGCAGCGACTACTTGACGCGAGACGAATCCGAATCGTCGAGGACGGTCCAGCATCGCGCCGCACGCGGCATCTTGTGGTGTCTGAAAGCGAGATTTCAGACTGACCTTCAGACTACCTTCAGACCCCTTCAGACCCCTTCAGACTGCCCTGTCCACACACCCCCTTGTACCCCCTGTAGGGTGTGAAGGGGTTTCACACCCGCCCCTGACGGGCGGGCTTACCCTTCACGCCCATAGCCGACCCGCCGCCAAGAGCGGGCGGCCCGCAACAACCAACCGGAGGAGATTACCAGGATGAAAACAAATGTTTGCAGTGACACCATATATCGCCGAGCGCCCCATGTGGGTGGAGCAACCTAACGGCAAGGTCAAACAAGAATGGGCGCCCTGCCGTGTCATCGGCATCACCAAGGACGATGACGGCGACCCCGCGTTCGTCGTGGAATTCGCTTCAAGCGGCTCGGTCTTCCTGGCCGTTGAAAGTGAAATCAGACGGCGGGGTGATGTTCTGTGATTGCGGCCCGACAATCTCGCGCGAGCAATCAAGAATTATGTGGCGTGACTGTCCCTTTCTTCATTTCCGCAGGGTGTAACAGTGAAGGTGTCGCGCCGCGACCTTGCCGCCTGAGTACGGACTGGCACACCCCGCGGCGCGGTAGGTGTGGGAAGCAATTGCTTTCAGAAATCCCACCCCCATTGCTACCTGAGTGTACACTCAAACCGCGACGCCACGGGCAACATAAAGCGAAGCCAGTTGGCGTGACGCATGCGCCGAATGTCGCCAGAGTGACTAGGGGCAGGAAGCAAACGCTTCCAGAAATCCCCCATAGCAGCCTGAGTACGGACTGGCACACCTCCCGACTGACTAGGGGTGAGACCACCGGCATCGGTGCGAGTACGTACCCAAACCCTGAATTTGCGGGCAGTATTATAGACGCAGCATAGGGTCCGCCACGCGCACTGAAGTCACCAAGGGGTGAGCCGTCTTTTTTCTTTTGCCGCTCCCGGATGTACGGACGGCAATTAGATCCGCCAGCGCGCTGCGCGCTGCTGGTGTCGATCGAGCCGCAGCGGTGGTTATTCCTTTTCACCGCTGCGGCCACCGTTCCAGATCACCGCCCAGCCTCTTTTGGGGTTGGCGGCTTTATTTTTGCCCAATCGAAAAACTAACCGTTGATAGGAGGCCTCAATGGCCTGGACTTCTCGCGACTTCAGTGTCGCAGAGGCCGCGCAATGCGTTGGCCTCCACCGCACGCACCTTGACGTCATCATCTCTCGCGCCAACCCGCTCGCCACGCTCTTTTCCGAAAAGCGGAAAGGGCGGCGCTGGTTTTCGGTGCGCGATATCACAGTTCTCCGGATTGCCTACGAACTGGAACGCGCCGGACGTGCCTGGAATACGGCGATTGCGCAGGCTTTCGAACACACCGGCACGCAGCCGCCCCCGGACGCGCTTCTGGTGGTTCCTGTCGCCAGTGTGTCGGCAACGTCAGGACGCGTTCTAACGGGCCTCCCTGACCCGCTGCCGTCGTCGTCTTTCATCACCGTTCCCATAGGGCGCATTGCCGCCGAAATAATGGAGGCAATCGATGCCCTGGCCATTCAGTAAGCCGGCGCCTGCCGTAGTCATCGAAGAGAAATCCCTTGGCGATCCAACCGCCGAACTGCTCGAATTGTTCGGCGCCATCCCCGCCGGCACGACGATCAGCAACGCGGAAGCCTTGTCAGTGCCAGCCGTGTCCGCTGCCGTTCGCATCATCTCGGAAGCCGCGGCAAGCCTGGACGTCAAGTTGAAGCGGAAAGTCGGCGGTTCCGAAACGGACGTTGAAGACCATCCGGCGATGAAGCTTCTAACCGGGCAAGCGAACGGCTGGACGTCCGGATTCGAGATCATCCGCGATTTGGTGGCCGGCGCGCTCACCAAGGATCAAGGCGGAGTTGCCTACGTGACGAAAGTCAACGGCGAACCGCGCGAAATCATCCAGTATCGCGACGGCGTTTTCACCGTTGATTACGACGACGTAACAGGCGAGCCGAAATACAGGATAAGCGGCCAGCCGGTTGCTGCGGGCTACGTGCTGCATGTTCGCGGGCCGTTCACGAAGTGTCCCCTTACGATGGCCCGCAGCGCGATTGCCACGGCAAGCGCAATGGAGGCGTACGCCAATGGCCTGTGGTCGAATGGTGCGCGTCCGGGCGGGGTTATCGAAAGCCCTAAGGCCATTGGTGCAAAGTCGGCCCGCGAAATCTTGGCCGGTTGGAAAGCCGCTTTTGGTGGTTCCGCCAACGCAGGAAAGACCGGTCTGCTTTGGGACGGAATGACCTACAAGCAAATGGCGCTGACGTCGGTTGACGGCGAGTTCACGGCCAGCCGCACGTTCCAGATTTTGGAAATTGCCCGCGCCTTCCGTGTGCCGCCAGGCATGCTTTATGAGCTCTCTCGCAATGTCTGGGGTAATTCCGAGCAACAGGGCAAAGAGTTCATTTCATACACACTAATCCCATGGCTGCGGATCCTTGAGGGCGCATTTAACCGCGCGCTGCTCACCGATGCCGAGCGTGTCGAATATCGGTTCATGTTCGATATCGATGACACCAGCCAAGCAGATCTAACCGCTCGCGCCACTTCGATTTCCACGCTTATCACGGCACGCGTGATGAACCCCAACGAAGCGCGCGAATGGCTTGGCATGCCACCTCGCGACGGTGGCGACGTTTTCGCAAATCCCGCCATCGACACCGCGCCAGCCAATGACAATCAACCAAAGGAGGCGGCGTGACCGTCGAATTTCTAGAGTTCAAGGCCGCCTTCACGGCGGATGACACCGGCCTCGTCGAAGGCAAGGCCTGGGACTTTTCCAGCGCTGACCGCGTTGGCGACATCATTGAGCCTGCAGCCTTCGCCAGTGCCATCGGCAAGTCTCTCCCCATGCTCTTCGCTCATGACCAGGCGCAGGTCGTCGGCACGTGGGAAAGCGTCGCCGTTGAGGCGGACGGCCTGAAGGTCAAAGGCAGGCTGCTCGTCGACGACGTCGCACGGGCCAAGGAAGTTCGTGCGCTTCTGCGTGCGAAGTCGGTCACGGGGCTGTCTGTCGGCTTCATGACGAAAAAGGCGGCGCCTCGCAAAGGTGGCGGCCGCACCATCACCGACCTGGACCTCATGGAAGTGTCCCTCGTCGCAATCCCCGCGCACCCAGGCGCGCTAATCTCTTCCGTGAAGGAATTCCCCATGACCACCGAAACCAAGACCATTGAAGATCTGGCCGTCGAGCTCAAGGCTGCAAACGACAACATCCTGGCCGTTACCAAGCGGCTCGAAACCGCCGAAACCGCATTGGCACGACCTAACATTCTCCGCGCTGCGAACGACAATGAACCCACTCCGGAACGCAAGGCCTTCACCGGCTTCCTGCGTCATGGCGTCGAACGTATGGACGCAACCGAGGTCAAGGCGCTTGTCGTGTCCGACGACACCCGCGGCGGCTATTTGGCGCCTGCAGAGTTTCAGACGGAAATCCTGAAGAACCTTGTTGAATACAGCCCGGTTCGCATGGCAGCCCGCGTTGGTTCTACCGCTGCCTCGTCGGTCATCCTGCCGAAGCGCACCGGCACGCCGACGGCAAGCTGGGTCGGAGAAGTAGAAACCCGCAGCGAGACCAACTCGACATATGGTCAGGTTGAGATTCCCGTTCACGAAATGGCCGCCTATGTCGACGTGTCCGTCCAACTTCTTGAGGACGCGGCCATCAACGTCGAAGCCGAAGTCGCCAGTGACCTCGCAGAAGAGTTCGGCCGTCTTGAAGGTGTCGCACTGGTCAACGGCAACGGCTTCAAAAAGCCCACAGGCATCATGTCCGCGGCCGGCATCACGGAGGTTATCTCTGGTTCCGGCACCGCTATCACTGCGGATAGCCTCATCAGCCTCATGTATGATCTCCCGGCATTCTATCGCAACAACGGCGCTTGGATGATGAATGGCACAACTCTTGCCGCCATCATGAAACTGAAGGACTCCACGAACCAGTATTTGTGGCAACCAAGCTATCAGGCAGGCCAGCCGTCGCTTCTTCTCGGGCGTCCCATTGTAGAAGCAATCGACATGCCGGACATTGCCGCCGACGCGTTCCCGATCGTTTTTGGCGACTTCAACCGTGCTTACCGAATTTATGACCGTGTCGCGATGTCGATGCTGCGTGATCCATACACGCAGGCCACCACCGGGAAGGTTCGGTTCCATGCACGGCGCCGCGTCGGTGCCGACGTCGTGATGGCTGAAGCGCTGCGCAAGCTGAAGGTTTCGGCATCCTAATCAGCCATCGGGCGGCCTAGCGCTGCCCTTCCTCCGTTTGGAAAGGAATGACCATGCGCGATCTTTCGCATAATCTAGGCGTCGTTCAGGCGCTCGCCCCCCAGGTGCTTTCGGCTACCGACACCAGCGCGGCCATCGACCTAATCGGTTTCGATTCCGCTGCCGTCGTCATCAGTACGGGCGCCATCGTTTCCTCTGGCAATTTCACTGCGAAGCTCCAGGAGTCGGACACGACGACTTCCGGCGATTTCAGCGACGTTGCTGCTGCCGACCTGATTGGCACGCTGCCCACCGCGCTGGCTGCGTCGTCTGTCTACAAGCAAGGATACGTCGGCAACCGCCGTTACATCCGCCTGGTGACCACGAAGAATTCCGGCACGTCCATTGCGGTCGGTGCCGTGGTCGTTAAGGGCCATGCTGCTTCGCGGCCTGTAGCATAACCTATCGGCGGGGGTATCCGAGGTTGCGCCGCGCGACCTAAAGAACGTGCGCGCCCGCCATCGACATCATCGCGCGCGTTTACGCGGAAGTGGGGAGTTGTGACCCCTGCGCACGAGGCGGCTGCTTCGCCTCGCTGGCCGTCAGGGTGATCCTGGCGGCCTTGCACCTAGAGGATCAATCAATGGTCAACGTCATCTGTCCGTGCGGCTTTGCGGTACCGAAAGGCACGCGCTGCGACTGCAGCCAACGACGCGCCACAGCACGACAGAAGGCCGCTGATGCGGCCCGTGGTAGCGCGGCGGCTAGAGGATACACCGGCAAGTGGGCTCAAGAGTCCAAGGCGTGGCTTGCTGCGCTTGGAAGCCCGCTGTGTGCCTGCGGATGCGGACAGGCTGCGAATATGGTGGACCACATCATAGCGCCGAAAGGTGACAAGCGATTGTTCTGGTCACGCTCCAATTGGCAGCCTTATCGCGATACATGCAACCGTCGGAAGGCGATCAAGTCTGAAGGTGCGTTTGGGCGAAAGCCGTGACGCTGGTTTGCATCCAAGGCCAAACAGGCCCAGGCGGGTCGACCAACGCCACAACCGGGGGGTCGGTCGTCAATTTCCCGCAAACCACCTGGGACCAGCGTGGGCACGTCGCTCTCGATTCACTCTAAATGGGAATTTCAACCTATGGCAATCGTCTCTTTGGCTGACGTAAAGGAGCATCTGCGTCTGCTCCATGACGACGACGACGCACTAATTGAGGACCAGATTCCGGCTGCCGTCGCTCACCTTGAGACGCTGCTGGGATATGTCATCGAAGAAGAATTTACCACCGTTCCCGACGATCTGAAACAGGCCGTTCGCGCGCTGGTTGCTCACTGGTACGAAAACCGGGAAGCAACTGGCGAAAACCTATTCGAAGCGCCGTTCGGAGTTTGGGAAATCGTGCGCGAACGGCGCAGCTACGCATGGGAGTAGGCCGATGACACGAGGACGTAAGCCCGATTTCGTCACGATAGACGGCGCGCTCACAAAGGCGCCAGCCGCTCCCTCGTGGCTGCCTACGCATGCCAAATCCGAATGGCGACGCATCATGCCGCGCCTCGTGCAGGGAGGCCGGATCGCGAACCATGAGCTCTCTACGGTCGAAGACTATTGCCTCTGCGTGGCCCGCAAGCGCGAGGCTGAAGCGGTCCTGCAGGCCGAGGGGCTGACCTACCTGTCGCCCACGGGCGAGCTCAAGCGCCGGCCAGAAACAACCATTATCAAAGAAGCAATCGAGGCCAGCCGCCGGCTCGCCAGCGAGCTCGGACTTACGCCTGCAGCGCGGGCGCGAAATAAGGGAGGCGCCGCAATCGATGACGAAGACGACGCCTTATCTTCCATCTAGTCACCCGTCCTGGCTCTTTGACGATTCACCAATTCCAGATCCGCACGGCAAAGGGCAGCGCGCCGTTGATTTTCTTCGCGCGCTGAAGCACCCCAAGAGCACCGCGCCTGGTCGAGCATTTCAGCTAGATCCGTGGGTCGAAAGGCTTGTGCGAAAGGTCTATGGCGACACAAAGCCGGACGGCACCCGCCGCATCAAGACGGTTTTCGCCCTCATTCCTCGCGGCAATCGCAAGACGACACTTGGCGCTGCTTTGTGCCTGCTGGCGCTAGGGCCGGAGCGCGTTCCGGGGTCGCAGGTGGTTAGCGCAGCCGTTGACCGCGATCAGGCGCGTATCGCGCTTGAAGAGATGAAGGGCGTGATCGCGGCTCATCCAAGGCTCGAAGCTGCGTTCCATGTGCAGGACACCAAGAACCGGATAACGCACCGAAAGTCTTCGGCATTTTACCGCGCCATGTCAGCGGATGCCGCAACCGCTCACGGACGCACGCCAGTTTTCGCACTGGTGGACGAATTGCACGCCTGGAAAAAACGCGACCTTTGGGACGCTATCAAGACAGGCCTTGTGAAGACGCCGGGCAGCTTGCTGGTAGTTACGACCACGGCAGGCATAGGCCACGAGAACATCGCGTATGAGACGTACAAATATGCGAAGGCAGTAGCGACCGGTCAGATTGAAGACGATGCCTTCTTGCCCATTATATTCGAGGCGGATCCGAAGGAAGACTGGCGCGACGAGGCCGTGTGGCATCGCGTGAATCCTGGCCTATCCTGTAACCCGCCCTACCCGGACATTGTCGGCTTGCGCCAGATGGTGCGGGAAGCCGAACACAGGCCAGCCGATCGCGAAATGATCCGTCAACTGCACTTGAACGTGTGGCTGGACGGCGCTGCTAACCCGGAGTGGTCCCTCGACGTTTGGGACGAGAACGCAGGCGAGCTTGATCTGTCCGAATTGGAGGGGCGGCCCGCTTGGGTGGGTGTCGACTTGGCAAAGAGAATTGACCTCTGCGCAGTCGCCATTGCCATCCCCATGGAGGACGGACGGACGGCGTTGCACGTTCAATCGTTCTGTCCGGCTGGCACAATTCGCAAACGCACTGACGGCGTTCCTTATCCGCTATGGCGCGACCAAGGCTACCTCACGGAATGCCCTGGAGACGCCATCGACCTCGAATTGGTGGAAAACTACATCCGCGGCCTCTGTGAGCGGTTCCAAGTCGAAGAAATCGCTTTTGACCGGTGGCACGCTCAAGACGTGATGAAGTCGCTTGAGGCGGATGGACTGCCGGTGGCGGAGTTTCCGCAGAACATCGCCACTTTCGCCCGCCCTGTTATTGACTTCGAAGCGGCCATGTTTGACCGAAAGCTTGTTCATGGCGGAAATCCGCTGCTGCGTTGGGCTGTAGGCAATGTCGTGCTTTACACCGACGGCAGCGGAAACCGGCGCCCGCTGAAAGAGAAATCAATCGACAAGATCGACCCCGCAGTTGCCGCCATCATCGCCAACGGACGCGCCGCGCAAGGCGTTTCAGGCCGCTCAAGCTACGACGATGCGGATTTGTCCGATTTGTCGTTGTTTGCGGTTTAAGGGAATGCCACGCCCATAGCTCAGGGCGTGGCAGGCGGAGCACGCTTGAAAGCTATGCCCGTTGCGATAACAGCCGACCAGCAATTCTTAACTATTGCGCCCGGGTCCGGCACGACTTGCACGGAATGCACGGTGTCAAAGCCTTTTGCCGCTGCGTCCTGCTTCATCAATGCGGTAGCGTTTTCTGGGCTTGGGTCTGGATCCCAAAGCTTGTTCTTGCATGAATGGCCGGACACACGAGCGGTAGCGGCGCCGAGTGGCGGGCCAGTGTCAACGATAGCAACGGCCACTGTATCGCGCACGTCCTTCTTGGGCTCAACCCAAGTGCGCGTCAGACTTACATCAGAGTTTTGCGCAGTCGTGCCGCATCCGGCAAGGGCAAGCGCAGCCACGAATGGCACCAGCAACTTCGACTTCATCGATCATCCCCCACACGCAACTCAACTTCCGATGGCGTGCGGGCGAAGTCAATAGGCCGAGACCACAGCCCGCCACTGAGCGGGCTTTTTCACACCAACCACACACGAGACCAACCAAACCGCCGGTCGCACCGGCTGGAGGGAAGAACCATGTCAAATTCCACTGCATATGTGCTCAGCGTGTTTGCTGGAAACCTCACTGATGCGCTCGTCAAATCGGGTGCGCTAACGCCCGCGGCAGCTCGCGAAGTTTTTGCCGAAGTTGTCAACCGCCGAGATGCTGTGGTGGATGAAGAAGCGGCGAATCTAACTAAGTATTTTTCTTGCGGCTCAACTGAGTTTTGGCCGGAGGAGGCGCGCTAATGGCACTGCTTTCCTACCAGTCACAGGATATCTTTGCGCCTGCCAATGAAAACGGACAGCTGCGCTCGCCGTCTTTGCAGGAAGTGCAGGTTTGGGGCACGGAAATTGAGGCGCTTGTTGACTCCATTGCGACCTCAGCGGCAATCTTTGACACGCGCGCAAACCTTTACTCGTCGCTTGCCTATGCGGCCAACACGTTGGCGTGGGTGGTGAATGACGCTACGGCGGCATACAACGGCATCTATCGCAAGTCGGGCGCTTCCGGCTCTGGTTCATGGACGCGCGTTGCTGATCTGCCTTACAGCTTGATTGTGGCGAGCAATTCTGGCGCCGGTACGGCAAACGCCATCGTAGCCACCACGGCTATTCCAGTCTCGGAATCCGCTCTTGTGCTGCTGAATGTTGCGGCAAACAACACGGCAAGTCCGGTGACAGTAGCGTTCAACGGTGGCTCCGCCCTGACCGTGAAGGCCAACAGCGGCAACGACATCGTACCAGGCGGCTTGGTCTCCGGCATGTTGTTGCTTGGTCGTGTGTCTGGTTCTACATTCAGGCTTGTTAGCGATCAGGCTAGCTCTGCGATCCAAGCCGCCGCCGAAGCGGCTGCAAATCAAGCCGCGGCGGAGGCTGACCGTGCAGAAGCTGCGGCGACGGTTGCGTCTGGCGCGATGACCACCGTGCTCGATCCACAGTTCGCCACGCTTGCGGCTGCCTCTGCGTTCTCTCCTGCTGTGGCCCCGGACTACATACGCACGGCTGGCTATTCCGCTGCTGGAGATGGTGGCGGCGCTCTTTACAAGAAGGTTGCATCCGGGCCAAGCCACGCCGGAAAGTTCTCCATCACACTAAGCGGTGGCGGGACAGCGTGGTATGAGTTGGCTAACGGTCAACCGATCTATGCGGAGATGTTCGGTGCTGTGGGTCACCAGACGGATGCTGCGGCTCTTGCAGATGACGGGACGGTTACCACGCAGGCGATCATCAATGGGCGAGCCTTCCTTCGTGGTAGGTCAACCGCCCTGAGTACGGATGGTATCAGCGGCAAAGCGATCACCGCCTATGCCTCCGGTGTTCTCAATCTCGGAAGAGGAATTTTCTGCGTTAAGCCAGATATGCTCGCTACGGATCAAGATATTGGCTTCATCATCCGAGGACAGGGCAATTCTGGTCGCACCAACTATATGCGTGGGCTGACCACCCTGCTTATTCGGGGAGCTTCTTCTGGATATGGTCTACGCTGGTATGGCAACGGCGGGCGAAGCGGCGGACTTGAAGATTTAGACCTCTGCTACGAAAGCGCATCGTTCACAGGTGACATGCTTGACATCATGGGTGGCGTTGGCACGTCCCCGCGGCGCGTAAGTTTTGACAGTTTCGGCAAGACGGGCGGGACAGCGCTATTTACGGCGCGCTCCAACGTGTCAATCGCGTACGAAGAGTTCTTCCACCCGAAAGATTGCACCTTCAGTGGTGCCAATATCAGCGTCTACTCCCCTTCTACTAACGGGGAGAAAGTCGTATCTAGACTGACTGGTTCCATCAGCGGAAATACCTTGACTGTGACAGCCCTTAACGAGGGCAATCTTGACGTAGGGCAAAGGCTATACGGCACAGGTGTTGCTGAGGGAACCGCGATCACCGAACTTGGCACTGGATCTGGAGGGGTTGGCACGTATACCGTGAACATCAGCCAGTCGGTGTCTTCCCGTGCGATGACGACTGATATCTCTTTCGGCGGAAGTTGCACGGAGATCGACGCAACCAACGTTTTTTACGATTGCGGCGCCAAGTACGTAGAGCATCGAGCCGATAAGGCTCGCTATAACTTCCAGTTCAGTGGGGTAATCAATCCGATACGCAAGGCAAGTACGACAGCAATTGATCTGAGAAACGTAAACACTGTAAGCTTAGTCGGAATTATGATGCACGGTTCTGTCGGGTTCGGTGCGTCGGATCGCTGGATTTATCTGGAAAATTGCACAGGGAGCCTGTGTGATAATCAGTTTGGTCCTGGGGCGCCGGAAGCTGCTTATGTTCTGAACTGTCAAATGGAAATCAGTAGTAACTTCCTGCACAATGAAGCCCTAGGATTTGTTTTGCTTGGGGGTGTAATTAACGGCAAGTCAAACCGCTTCAGTGGATCGGGCATTGGTTGGCGTGTTGCACCTGCCGCGAAGTTAACGGGTCAGATTGGTCCCGACGTGTTCGACGCAACGATGACGACCTCCTATCTCATTGACCCGCCGAGCAGTCTGGCGCAAATGCGTGTTAACTACGATAAAGACCTCGATCGCAGCACAGGAAAGTTCAGTATCGCTTCAGGTTCACGCAACGTGCAAATACTTGGCAGTGGCGAGCGTGAGTACACTGATACTACGGGAAATTACTCAACGTTTGATACTGGCAAAACGCTGATTATGAACGCGTCTGGGGCCATGAATTATACTGTCCCCCCACCATTTCACAACTGTGAACTTATGATCTACAAGCCGGTTGGTTTCAGTCTCACACTCAACACCAGTTCCGCAAACAGGTTCAGTATCGGGTCGGGCGGAACCAAAACGCAGTTAACGAGTGCCGCTACTGATATCGGTGCATTCGCTAAGCTCAGGGGATTAGGAACTTCTGACTGGATTGTTGAGAGCCTTGTGGGGACTTGGACATCCGCCTGATTGGAGTCGTCGGGCGGCGAGGCTTCTTACAGCCAGAGCCGCCCAAACCGCCTAGATGAGTTAGCCAGACCGTCTACGGAGCCGAGCCTTCAAGCCGTTGCCTGGTGGCGCAAGCACGATGATGCTGATGTCAACAAAACCGTTATCTCCGACCCAGACTGCATAGAGTTCGCCCGCCACGGGTAAACCTTTATCGATCAGGTCGCGATTTATCTCTCTGGCTAGATCCCTTTCGAGGTAGCCGATTTGCCATTCACGTTGGCCAGCGAATCCCATCACAGCGATGGCGTTTGCGTCATATCTATTACTGGGCTCGGGAATGAGCCTCACGCCGTATATCAATCCGCCCCTTTCCGCTGCTCTGACCGCAGCTATGAAAGCGGAAACGTCCCTTTTTCGGTGCTGGACACCAGCAACTTTCACAACGGTCGTTGTCTGCACCCAATTCCCATCGGGCATGTGACGATGCTGCCCAAAACGCCCCGAAGCTTGCGCACCTAAAGGCGCCGTTTCGTTCGCATTCGGTGAGCTATATCCGAACAGCCAACCCCACAGGCTCATAACGTTCCCCCAGCGCCATGTACGTAGGGTTGCGTATAGTGTGGGGATAGTCAACCGTACTCTGCCCCGAAAGCGACCGGCTAGGCGGCGAGGCTTCTATGCGCAGACATCAGGAACGGGTGCGCCACGTCCGTTCGCGGTAGATTTCCGTGCGGCCTTCGTCGGTGATGTGCCAATGCTGCCTTCCGTCCGCATCCTTGCCGCCAGCGCGCACGCAGCCGACCTTGGCTATGTATTCCATCGTTTTCACGCCGGCATCGGGTATCACGTCGGTCGTAGTGCAATCGGGGTGGTCGATCATAAAGGCGAGGACGCGCAGCTGCACCGCATTCAGCCCGTGCCGCGGCTTGAGTTTGTCGCGTTCCGCCTTGCGTGCTCGCCAGCTATCCACGGTGCCGCGCTTGGGATTTGGGTTGGGCGTGCGTGGTGGGGAAAAACTGCCGCTGCCGAACTTGCCGTGTTCACGTTCCCATCGGTCAAATTCGTCCTCTTGATTGTGGTTCACGGCGAGCCCGCCGATGGCGTTAAGTTTGTCTTCAATTGCCGCCTTGTCCCATCTACGCGTGCCGGGAATAGGCGGCGGCATGATGTGGGTGCGCACCCACATTGAGAACGTGGATGGGGCAATACCGCAAAGCGCTGCGGCTTGTGGGCGGGACAGGAGGCGGGGCTCGATCTTCATTGGCGGGTTCTTCGGCGCTTCCATTCGCCTAGCCTTTCTTCTCCGTCAGGCGCGGCAGCCGCGAAGCCAAAAAATTTGGTGTATCTTTTCGTCGGATTAGTTTCAGCGGCACGGCTCACCTTCCACAATTGGCGCCGCCGAGAGGCGGAGAGTTACCCATTCGTTGGTGGGCCGGGCTGGGGGAGCCGCGTGGCGTTGGTGAAGCGCAGTTGAAAGCTAACGCGCTGAAATGCCCCGAGTCAATGTTCAATCGGAAGGATTGCGAAGGCGAACGCCCAAGCCGCCCGTAGTCGTTTCGCCATCAGCTAGAAAGATAACATGTGTTTCTAGCACCTTGCGCAGTGCTTCCAGAGTCGATTGCTTCGCGTCCGCTCCGTTCTCGATTCGTGTGATTGTGTTCGCAGTTACGCCAGCAAGCCGGGCCAACTCGCGAACCCCTAGACCCACCGCGGCCCGCGCCATTTTTAATTGAACAGCCTTCATTTTGGTACCTTGTACAAATATGTATTGACACGGAACCAAAAATAGCTATCGTGTCGGTACAGTGTACAAACACACTGATACGAAATCAACAGCGAGGCGCAAGGATGCGAACCGACCCGATTGGACAACCCTCCGACAGACTGCTCCTGCCAAGACGGCTTGTCCCAAGACGTGGGGCGCAGCTCGCCAATATTCAAAGCGCGCCTCGCGCCGATTTTCACCATCGCGTTACTGACGACGCGATGGCCCCGACTTACCGCCTGGACGATATTCTGTGCTGCGTCGCCGTTGACGCATTTTGCTGTGAGGGTGTCTACGTGATGGCACGCTCAGAAGTATTTCGATGCCGACGCGAGGGCGGTGTCATCGTCATGACACGCGACAACCCGGATTTTTTTAGCCGACGATGCGACGTAAACTCTTTTGTCGACCTTGCGCCCGCGCTCGTGGTCGCGGACGTTCGCTTGTTACGTCCCGGTTGCTATCGCGACCTACAAAACTAG